CTCGAGGTAGCTTCGTTCCTGGGCTGCAGCTCGTCCTGGAGTAAGGCGTTGGATCTTGTCATCGCCTAAGATGGCGTACGGCTCAGCCGGAATACGAAGAATGTCAAAGGGCGCTTCAGCACCCATCAGGTTCTTGAGTCTATCGTATGCGACCATTAATTCCTGTGCGACGCAATTCATTAGGGCAGTTGGAAACCACCCCGACAAATTGCCACACGGCGACGTGAAAACGTCTCCTTCGAAGTTTTGGAGTGGAAACATCAGTGTGGCCGCAATTGCGCGCTGGACTGCCGGCGGCCACCCATACAAGGCACCCGCAACCTGCACGAAAGCGACAATAAGCTCCCTTGGAAAGTGTTTGTCCATAGAAGAGATATCAGTGCCTACAAGGTTGTCCAAGTTGTATCCCATGAGTTCTGCTACAGTGTTAGGCATAGTGTATGGGTTCATGTTTAACAGCAGAGGCGTACCGTCGGCGGAGGCCAACTCGCTCTGCATTTCACCAAAAAGAATCTTTAGGAGAATGTTATCAGCGAAATCGCACTCGGTGAAGAGGCGGACTTTAGCTTTTGCCCATGATTCCTTGTCGATCTTCTCTACTTTCTTGCATGCACGTGTTAACAAGACGACAGGTACACCGTTCAGGATAGAAGTGAGTTTTTCAGACACTTCATTTTGCACCCATCGGCCAGCGGCATTATCCGCTAGGACGTGGATGGGGGGGTCCTCACGCACCTGATGTAGTACGTCCTTTTTTGCTATGATATTAAACTTCGCGCGTAAAGTGGGACCGGCGCCGGTATCTCTCTGAAATCCGGCGAGGGCACCACCACGCACACCGTTTAAACATTGCTTTACTGTAAGTAGAGCCAACGGAGTCGTTTTCTTAATGCGCAGCTTGTACGAGTGAATAACTTCTGCAATAGCTTTGGCAAAAAGCTTTCTGTCAGCCGTAAAGCCTGGAGCCTTGTTGTACTTCTGGATTTGAAGAAAAAGAGGCTCCTTGCTATGAGGTAGGCGCTTCCCATTCTCAAATTTAGTTCTACGGGGAATATCTACGTTATCGGGACTAAGTGTCTCAGAGATACATGAGAGTCGCTGTGTATTTTCTAAACCTCCGGGAGCAGACATGTTGTTAGGAACCAAAGGCAAGGCCTTATGTTTCGGGTACGAATGAGCACGCAACTTTGTGCAATGCCCAATTGGTTGTGGATACCCGGCCTCAGTATGGGTCACGTTTCCATATGAAATAACGTCAAAGCACTCGATGACAAAAGAGTTTGCCGTGAACGCCGGTACGCCTGCAGCCTCGCTTTGATACTCGATCTGAGCACAAGTCTTGAAAGACGAAGGAACAATCCCTTGC